GAATAGAAAATAAAGAAAAAGTTACAACACAAAAAGCAAAATATCGTAAAGCCAATAAAAAGAAGATTGCAAAATATGATGCAGAATATGGTGTAACAAATAGAGATAAAATTAATGCTAAGCATTCTAAGTACAGAGCGACAAGACTTAGAGCTACTCCTGATTGGTTAACTTCACAACAACTTGAACAAATAACAGAAATGTATATTTGTGCTCAAATGTTTAAACTTTACACCGGACAAGAATACCATGTAGATCATATTGTACCGTTACAAGGTAAAAATGTTTGCGGTTTACATGTTCCGTGGAATCTACAAGTTATTCCCGCTTCAGAGAATTTGAGTAAAGGTAACAAACTGTCGAATTAAATACAAACCCTAGGTTAACTCCTAGGGTATTTTTTTCATCTAAATTTGTTGTGGTAAACAAAAATTGTGGTACAATTAAGACTTCAACAACTTTGAAAGGATATCAAAATGCAACCTTGGGTAAAATGGTTAGTAAATCACAATATGAAATTTGTGGTTTATCTGGTGTGGTTAATTATCTTGCCGCTTTTTCTATTGGCTTATCTAGAGAATGCAGCAGAAGATGCACTTGTAGAAATTAACGATATTCAAAAACTAAAGAAGGCTTAATATGACAGATTACAACATTTCAGATTTTCAAGTAGATTGCTATGCGTTCAATGAAATCGCAGGTAAGCACAATCTTACTACGCTAAAAGATATTGAATTTCAATACAATCTTATTGCTGAAGAAGCTAAGGAGATTAAAGAAAAAGGTATCGACAAGAACAACGTTAAAGAAACATTAGATGGTGTTATTGATGTAATGGTTACTGCACTTGGTCTATTGCAAAAGCTAGAATATCTTGGTGTAGACACTAACAAAGCAATGAAAGATACTGCAGAGAATAATCTAACAAAGTATCCTGCAAGAGAATTAACCGCTATTCAGACTGCACAAAAATATGAAGAGGATGGTATTCCGGTTACTGTAGAATACAACTCAGATTACGAACTGTTTGTTATTAAGAATTGGAATGACAAAGTTATGAAACCAATTGATTTCGAATCAAATGATTTATCTAACTGTATTCCTGCAGAACTACTGGAGAACGGCTTTGTCACGGAATAAATTATACGATATCACGGTTGATGGTGTAGAGTATGAAGCATTCGATGACCCAGATTATGGCTGTGGAAAGGCAACTTGTGCTTTTAACCACGGTGATCATTGTCAAACCATGCAAGATGAATACGGTTGCTATAAAAACAAAGTGTATTGGTTAAGAAAGGAAGATATGAGAAGTATTACACAAGAAATCAAAGACTGGAAAGCACCAGATGTAATTGCCGAACAAACTCCCGGTACTAAATATGATCAAGGTAAGCTGCAATATACATTAGTACCTCCGTATGCACTGCAAGAAGTTGCACGTAATCTAACTGAAGGTTTAAAGAAGTACAAAGAGCGTAACAACTGGCAGAAGGTAGAAGGTGCAGAACAACGCTACATGGATGCTCTTATGAGGCATTTTGAGGCCATTAGAAGGGGTGAAATCTATGATGTGGATAGTAGTGACCCGACCATTAGTCATATGTCTGCTGTAGCCGTTAATGCAATGTTCTTGTTAGAATTTATGTATAATCCTGAGTTGAAAGGTGAACAATGAATTTTCTGTTATCAATCTGTGCAATCATTACAATTGGTATTATTGTAGTACTTTATGCTGCTACTCATAAACTGATTAAAGACCACAAGGAACTACATTCTGTAGATACAGATGAAGACCTTGATTTACCCAAAACCCTGTGATATAATCACTATTCTCTTAATTTTTAAAGGTAGTACATGAACAAAAAATTAAAATTTCCACCACGACCAAATGCAATCGTAGCACTATGTGTTATTTCAGAATCTGAAATTGTAAGAGTAATGCCTAACTACTCAGCAGAATTTGAAAATGAAGAGATTAAGTTTAAAAGCTTTCTATATTCCTTAGGTATGGACATTAGTAAACCATTTGAACGTCAAGATGGTCTAAATCATCGCAATCGATTCAACGAAATTGTTCTGTGTAGCAGATGGGTTGGTTCAGAACGTGTAGATGAAGCTTGGATTCATAGTGGTTATGCAAGTAAGTCAGCTATTGATAAAGCAAGTGGAAGTAAATTGACAGAAGACGTTTACCGTTCAAGGTATGAAACTGAAGATGCCCAACAGATGTTAGAAGCAAGAGATCGATATACAACAATTACAGAGGAAGAATAAATGCTAGACAAGCACCTGTTGCCAATTAATGAAAGACAAGAACCGATTGAGTTCGCAGATCAACAACTAAAAGTATTTTGGCTACCAGATGAAATTAAAGTAGAGAAAGATATTCAAGATGTATTGGTAAACTTTACACCTGCAGAAAAACATGCTGTAATCACTACATTGAAACTATTCAGTATCTATGAAACACACGCAGGTTCTGAATATTGGGGTGGACGGTTTAAGAACATGTTTGATGGTGCAGAATTCCATCGTATGGCATCTGTCTTCTCCATGTTTGAACTTGCAGTACACGCACCGTTCTATAATAAGATTAATCAGCTATTACACATTGATACGCCTGAGTTTTATACATCGTATCTAAATGATCCTGTTTTAAATCAACGAGTAGAACATATTGGTGAAATTATCGATGATCCCGATGATCTTATTTCATTAGCAGGTTTCTCCATGGTTGAAGGTGTGATTCTTTACAGTAACTTCGGTTTCTTGAAGCACTATCAATCACAAGGTAAAAATAAACTGATGAATGTTGTCAGAGGAATCAATTTTTCAGTACGTGATGAAAACTTTCACTCTGCAGCTGGAGCATGGACTTTCCGTTATAAGTTGGAACAACTAAAAGCTACAATGTCAGTAGAAGCCTTTGCTGAACTGAAGTCCAATATTGAAAAGAAGATTCGTGAATTAGCGCATAAGTTGTATGAACATGAATGTCATATCATTGCTAAGTTATTCGAACAAGGTGAAATCAAAGGTATCACTGCACATCAGTTAGAGAATTTTGTACAATCAAGAATTAATGAGTGCTTGAAGCAGCTTGGATTTGAAAAGGAATATGATGTAAAATATGACCCAATTAGTTCATGGTTTTATAAAGGTATTAATGATTATCAATTTAATGATTTTTTCTCAGGTCAAGGCAGAGAATATAATCGAAATTGGGATGAATTAGGATTTGTATGGAAAAGAGATGTTCCAAGTGCGGAATAACAAAATTATTCTCTGAGTTCACATGCAACAATAATCGTCCAGATAAACTCACTGTTTGGTGCAAAGCTTGTAGCAAAGAAAGTAGAGATGCTTATTATTCTAAAAATAAAGATTCAATTAAAGTCAAACATTTAGAATGGAGAGAAAAGAATAAAGAGTCTATTAAACTAAAGAAAATTGAAAAGAGGAAAGAAGACCCTAGAAAAATAATGCTATATTCTGCAAAGCATAGAGCACAACAAAGGGGTCTACCTTTTAACATTGAGTTAGATGACATTGTTATTCCAGAGTACTGTCCGGTTTTACATATGAAACTCGAACTTTACAATGAAACTCAAAGTAGAAGTTCTCCTAGTCTTGATAGAATTAATTCAAAACTTGGCTATACAAAAGATAATATTCAAGTTATCAGTTGGTTAGCAAATACAATGAAAACAAATGCGTCTGCCAAAGAGTTGTTACTATTTGCAGAATGGGTTCTAAATAATTTTAAGGATAAAGATGAGTGATAGTATTTACAAAAGACTAAGCGAAGAACGTAAAAAACTACAAGAGCAAGATTTAGTGCCTCAATGGTACACCACGGCTGGTTATCAGATGTTCAAAGAAAAATACGAATGGGATACCAATAGTCGTTCTGTTCGTGGTCAATTTGAACGGATAGCTTCTACTGCAGCAAGACATGTTCCGATGCTTCCTGAAGCTGAAGCAAAGTTCTTTGAGCTACTGTGGAAAGGTTGGTTATCACCGAGTACACCAGTGTTAGCAAATATGGGAACAACTCGCGGTATGCCTGTATCTTGTTCTGGCACAATTGCCACTGATTCCATCGACGGTTTCTACAGTAACCTACACGAAGTTGCAATGCTGACTAAAAATGGTTTTGGTACTGCATCTGATTTCAGTAATATTCGCCCTCGTGGTTCTAAGATCAGTATCGGTGGTAAAGCCAGTGGTGTGTTGCCAGTGATTAAAGAGCACGTTAATGCAATGCGTAACGTTGCACAAGGCACTGCACGTAGAGGTGCTTGGGCTTGTTACTTGGATATTGAACACGGTGATTTCCACGAAGTAGTTGAACATATTTCTGCAGAACCAGATGATTTGAATATCGGATGGACAATTCGACAGTCATTTATTGATCGTTTAGATGCTGATGATCAAGAAGCTATTACTCGTTTCCAGAAAGCCATGAAAGTAAAGATGGTTACTGGTAAAGGTTATTTCTTCTTTATCGATAAAGCCAATGCTAAACGTCCAGTAATGTACAAAGACTTAGGGTTAATGATTAATAACTCTCAGTTATGTTCTGAGATTATGTTATTTAATGATGCAGAACATACGTATACTTGTGTACTATCTTCAAAGAATGCCTCTAAGTACAGAGAATGGAAAGATACGGATGCTGTATATTGGGCTACTGTCTTCTTGGATTGCGTTGCTAGTGAATTCATTGAGAAAGCAAAAGATATTCCTGGTCTTGAGAAAGCTGTGCGATTTACAATTAAAGGCAGAGCACTAGGATTAGGTCTTTGTGGTATTCATACATTGTTTATGCAAGAAGGTCTACCATTTGAAAGCTTTGATGCACACCGATTGAGTCAAGAGATTCAAAAGCATATTGATGAAGAATCATTACGCGCTTCAAAAGACTTAGCTAAACTATTGGGTGAACCTGAGTGGTGTAAAGGATATGGTGTTCGTAATACACATCGTATTGCTATCGCTCCTACAAAATCTACTGCACTGTTAATGGGTGGTATTTCAGAAGGTATTAATCCTGATCCAGCTATGAGTTATACTCAGATGACCGCAGCAGGTGAAGTTGATCGTTTGAATCCTGTATTGCTTGAACTTATGAAGAAGAAAGGTGTTTACACCAAGAAACATATTCAGGAAATCACAGATAAGCAAGGATCGGTTCAGCATGTAAGTTGGTTAACTGCAGATGAAAAAGATATTTTCAAAACGGCGTTTGAGATTAATCAGAAAGCTGTGTTAAGATTAGCTTCTGCACGTAGCATGTACATCGATCAATGGCAATCATTGAACTTGTTCTTTGCTGCAGATGAAGATCCTGCTTGGATTGCTGAAGTTCATTCTGAAGCTTTCCGTGATCCAAATATATTAGCTCTATATTACATTTATACTCAAGCTGGTGTTCAGGCAGCTAAGGGTGAATGTGAAGCTTGTCAATAAATGAAAGGAAACAAATGAAAAAACTAGTAGTATTTAAGGCGCACTGGTGTTCCCCGTGCAAGATGCTCGGAAAAACCCTAGCAGATACCGATCTTGGTATTCCAGTAGAAACAGTAGATATTGATGCTGATCCTACCGCTACAACTGACTTTGATATCCGTGGAGTACCAACTGTACTTCTTATGCAAGATAACCAAGTCATGAAGCGCAGGTCAGGTTACATGAATGCTGAACAATTGAAAGAGTTTGTAGCTGATTAAAGTACAGACGTAAAAATACCCCGTAGGCTCCTTAGTTGGAACTTACGGGGTTTCTTTTATTTGAAAAGGCCAGATAAATATCTAGTCTTACCATCAATTTTCTTAGCAGTTAGTACTTGCTCACGGTTACTATTGATATCAAAACTAATGTGCGTCCACTCACCAAACTCCTGAATTGCTTGATCAAACTCAATGTTCATGTCTAGTAAGAATTGCACAACATCATATGGTGACATACCGTCCACAACGATATCCACAGCTTTACCTTCGCTATGCTGGCTTGTTTTAACGCCACCAACGGCTTTATTTACTGCAGGACTACGGTAGCCACTGGTAACTCTAATCGAGCGTCCTAAAGCCGTTCTAAGCGGTTGCAATACATGTGTCACAAGCAGTTGTAGATTAGCGATAACTTCTGTTGTTGGTTCGTTAGAGATACCAAGTCTTTTGGCAGAAGCTGATTGTGTGAATTCATCTAGTATAAAATTTTCAGATAATTTCATGTTGTATCACTTGGTTAATTTACTAATGGTGTCATCTTTGATTTGAGAATTACGAGATGAACCACGATGGAAATTGATAATAGTACCTGTCAATGTCCATAAGGAACCTAACGCCATATAGACAATCTCTTTATTCTCTGGAGGTACACCCTTAAAGAACGCAAGCCAAGATACAATAACTGCAGCACTGACGATAACAAAATCTAGAATATAAGCTGCATTTTTAGCGAGTGTAGAAGCAGCGATGGATTCTTGCACACGAGCATTCATATCACGAGCACTTGCTGTATTCTTATTATGTTGCTCTTCTTGGAACTCTTCGTGCTTAAAAGCTGCTAGTTTTAATTCTGCAATCTTTTCAGCAGACATATCAGGTTCTAGCTTTACACCTGTTTTCTCTTCTACGTATGACACCCCCTTATCGATCACAACTTGTGCCATCTTTGGGAGGTTTGCTGCAATAAGGGAACTTACAATACTAGCGACTAGTGGTAACATGTTATAATCCAACTATCTTGTAATTAATCTTACAGACCAACTATCATTTTTAAAACATTAGTAATACCCATCGATTGTGTAAGTACTACTATTACTGCACCCATTGCCAGATATTTAATCTGGTTTAACGTCTTTTCAATACCAGTTAATGAATTACGTAAATCAGTAGAAATATCTTGAAGCTTCTTGAGTTCTTCTGCATGATCTTCAACTTTTAATTCAAGTTTAATAACACGGTGTTCAATTTGTTCTGACATACTAATACCTTTGACTACTTTGATGCAATATTGCTATAATAAAAATAAAAGCCTGAAAACCTACTGAATTAACAGAAAGCTTTCAGGCGAAAGTTAAACTATTATATCACAATAGCTGATGAAAATCAAGGTAAATTATCAACTAAGCTTTTGTATTCTTCTCTCAAGCTTTTGTATTCTTCTCTCAAGATTAAAATTTCTTTTGCTAATTCAACAACAGAAACCATCGCAGAAGAACCATAGTTCACAGATAAAATACCTTGTGAATCTTGTTGTACAGCATAAGTTAAAAATGACTGTAAACTTTGAGCACCAATACCTACCTGTATTTCACCTGTATCCGTCCTAGTATAAATACCGGAACGCAGATTTGCTAACTTAGTAATAAAATCAGAAGGTAAATCTTGCCAGTTGGTTTTCAATCTTTCATCAGAATAAGCAGTAACATTACCAGATGCTGTAATATCACCAGATGCGGTAATCGTTGTTGCTGATACGGAACCACCAGATAGGTTTGTTGCTGTACCTGCACTAGTTGCTGTACCTGCACTAGTTGCTGTACCTGCACTAGTCGCATAACCAGCGTTACCTGTAATACTGATACCATAAGTACCACCGTTATTATAAACACCGTTAGTTACAGTAGCAGCGTTACCTGTGATACTGATACCCCAAGTACCACTTGCATTTGCACCTGTAATACTTGGAGAACCTATTGTATTATAACTAACGGTTAGTGCTGAACCACCGTTAAATGCAGAACCCGATACACCACCAGTACCTGTATTATTAAACGTCACAGAATTGTTAGTGTTTACACTAATAGCCGCTGTACCATCGAAAGCTACACCGTTGATGTTTCTTGCTGTAAATAATTTAGTGGCACTGCCTGAATTACCTGAAATATCTCCTGCGATTTTAGAACCAGAAAGAGAAGTAATCCAAGAAGGGTTTGCATAAGAACCAGAAGTATAAACTCCATTAGTTACAGTACCGGCATTACCTGCAATACTGATAGAATAAATTGCAGCTAAATCACCCCAACTTGTTCCGTTATATTTTTGCCATTTATTACTGGCACTACTCCATCGTTGTGAATTGGTTGGAACGTTAGTAGCTGAAGTGACAGCAGGGTCAAGCCCTACTGCCAAATCATCAAAACGTGCATCTAATTCACTTACGAAATTCGAGTAAGTACTCGTTACCGTAGGTTTTAAATGATCTGCCATTGTTTAATATCCTTTTACCGACCAAGATGTATTTGATGAAACTCTTGTACCGGAAGTGTTGAATAAATATAATCTAAAAGATTGTGCATATATTGAAGTATTTCCAGAAGTATTGGTTACAATCATATCTACAGTAAACGTGTTACTGGTATAACTCGTGATAACATAGACACCTGTAATACCTTGACCGCTTGAGAAATATAAACGTACTTTTTGACCTGTAATAAATCCATGTGCTGTTGATGTAACAGTACACACATTACTTGTAACAGAATATGTTGCAGCAACAATATTATCATTGAAATCATATACAGGAATAATAGGTGTTGTACTGCTTGGGGAAACTGTAATGCTTTGAACATCAATAAATTCTTTGTTAAAGTTAACAATTGTACCCAAAGTATCTGTTGAATTACCATATTGATTTCCTGCATCGTTTTTCAATTTAGCATCGGAACGTACAGAAATCTGTGATATTTCATACAAACCCACATTGCTTGGTGCTTCCACAGTGATGCGAATTTTGACATATCTAAAATTAGTTCCAAATACATCAGTAACTCCATTATACTCCACAAATGTAGAGTTGTCAAGAGATAAACTAATCTTTGAAGTAACACTAGGTGTACCGGCAATGATAGTTCCTTGATAATTCAAGATAACTCTACTAGACCCTAAAACCACACCGAAATCAAAAGTTTCCTCATAGTATCCTGAACTTGTAGTCGGCTGGATAAAGATCGGATAACCTGCATTGATTTGGTCTTGCGGGGTATTCCAACTTCTCGTACTAAAGTGCTGATCGAATGTTTCAGTGGTATTGACAGGTAACGCCAATACTGTTCCATCGAATGTAGCTGAAGATTTAGTACCTGAGAAATCGCTATTAAATTCACCATTAAATACGAAATCAGGAGGTTCATTAACCAGAGTAGTGATACTGACAGGAGTACTCTGTACACCTTCGGTATCAACAGCACTCAACCAATAAGTATATTCTCCACCTTGATTTTCAGTAATAGTAGTGAATGCACCCTTTTTATCTCCAATCAATGTAGCAGTATTCCAACTGAGACCCTTTTTAATTAACACATGATCAATTGGTAAAGAGGTTCTAATTGGTAGTGTCCAATACAACATAACTGTGTTATCAATAACTTGTGTTTTCAAATCAATTGGTGGATTTGGCTCAAGTTTAGTAACCGACTCAGAATAACCTGTAGATTTATTACCGTGAATATCCACAGCTTTAATTGTAAATATTCTATCACCCAGCCAATCAGCAGGTAGTGTAATTGTGTTTGCTTTTACAGTTTTAATAACAGCATCATAAGATAATTCATAGTATGCTATATCAAATTGAGAATTAGTAACATCATTCCAATCCAAAGTAACCGTTGCATTTGTTAATGCGGTATCACTATAATAATAATCAATGTTTAAAACATTTGGTACTGTTGTAGGTGTAAAACTAACTACAGATGAGATTTGACTATAATTACCTGAACTATCTACAGCACGAATATAAAATGTAGCAGAGCCGTTTGTAGCATATGTTACGAACGCCTTCGTATTACTACCAAAAAATACTCTTTTTACATCATTGACACCCCATCCAGTATCCTCTGTGCGGATCTCATATGTATTTGTATCTGATTCAGGGTTATCATGCCATGTTAATAGCAATTGACCACTTGATTTATCAGAAGAAACTACAAATGCAGTAACCTGTGAAGGAGGGTTGGTTTTACCAACTACAGTATGGTTACTATATTCTGTCCAATTACCTCTTACACCTGTACGAGAAACATATCTTGTTCTAATCTTATACGTTTCACCTTCATTAACATCTATGATGGAAGCTGAACCATTTTGATACGGAACAATCACTGATCTGAAATTAACATTTGCTGTTGAATTTAAAAGATCGTACTGTACTTCTACAGATTCTACCGTATCAGGTAGTTGTGTAGAATTTACATATGATACGCTAATTTTATAACGAAAAACACCTCTTGATATTTGTTCCATCACAGATTCATCGCTTGTAAAACCTGTGATCTGAGGAACTTTTGTACCAAAACTTTCAATCTGTAAAGCAGGTGGTAGTGTGATCTGAGATTCAAAAACAGTAAATGCCGTTAAATTCTGATAATCTGTAAAGATGTTGTAATCGGTGGTAACACCATAGTCAATTAAAGTTAGTCTAGCTGACTTATTGTTAGAAGGTTCAATACCCAAAACAACCAAGTCTTGCGCCTCTTGATACAATTCACCAAATAAAAATAAATCTAATACATCAGCTTGACCTGTTGTTACAGAAGATGTTAAATCAATCTCAGAGTAATAACCATCTACTAATTTTGAAACTACATTTCGAACAACAGACTCACCTGTCTTACTTCTGAAACGAATTGTATAATTAACACCCGCTTTCATTGGTAGACTTTCATCCAACCCTAATTTAGTGTCAGATAATCTAGTCTTAATTCTACCAGAACCGATACCCCACATAGGTACGTCATGCATTACTTTTACACGATCACCACGGTTACACACCAAGTACTCAATGTCAGAGTTTAACGTATAAACTTCAGGACGTAGTTTGACTTGTGCCATGTGCCAACGAGCATGATCAATCACAAGTGACTTTTTAGTTACACCGGGAAGAGTGATACTTTCAAACAAATTGGAGTTTCCTGCAGTCTTACCAATATCATATACAATGATTTCAGATTCTTGATAATCTTTATCTTGATCAAAGAATGTAACACGTAATCCATCAGGACGCTTTGGTAAGGATTTAGTACCTTCAAATCCCCAACTATTGTGAGGTGTGAAATGCTGTACAATGTTTGTCTTTGGTTCGTCAATAACAACAGACCATTTACCATCAATTAAAGCGGGACTAGCTCTACCTGCAGCACAAATATCACGAATGACTTCCAAGATACTTCGAGCATCACCTAGTACACCGTTGTATTCAAAACCTTTACTGGTGCAATATTCGTGAAAATATTGTAATTGAGAAAGATTAATCTGAGTAGATGCATTTGTTATTTTACGAGGATTAGCAGGATGTTCTAATACGTAACGCATTAAGGCAGCAGGATTACTTGTAAGACCATCAACCCACGCAGAACCATTCCAAACTTTACAATATGTTTGAACTACTGCACTGATTCCTTGAATATTTCCGTTCAATTGATCTGTGGCTTTAATCTTAAAAGCTGTCTTTGCAATCTTAGAACCTACAGGATCAACAGCAGGATTTGCATTACGTAGAAACAGTACATTCTGTAATACAGATGTAAAATAATAACGTAAGTTTTCATTGTCTTCAGTATTATCACCAGTCTCTCTACGGATTCTAATGATCATTTGACTATGGTTTAAATTAGAATATGTTTTAGTAGTTGTGAAACCATCTTTTTTCGCTGTATCTCCACCAATAGTTAATTGTTCTAGAAGGTTCCAAGAGGAACCAGCATTGGTTGAATACTCTAATCTAAACTGCACAGAGGTAGCATATGATGCACCAGAGTTATCCCCTTTAATGGCAATCTTTCGTAAACCCTGTGGGAAATGTAAAGCTACAGTAGCTGAAGAAACCGGAACAATGTTATTCTCAGCGTCATATTCTGTTCCAGTACCTGCTTCAAACCAAGGACCGGGAGTTACAGATACCTCAGGATTACCATCACAAACCAATTCAGATTGACTATTAACCTGTGTTATATCTTTACCGTAGATTGAATCAAATTGTAATTTTTCACTTGCAGTTGGTTCTGTCTGACGATTGAGTGTAATGTAGTTATAATCCGTAAAACTTGTTAATGGAATTTCACCAATTCTTAAAGTACTTGCATCAATACTTAATGGACCATATCCCCACACCAATAACATTGAAAGATAGCTATCACGTTCATTTTCATATGTTAAAAAGTTAGTACTACCAAGTGGTGGAGTAAGACGAACTTTACCTAAAACAACAGGAATTGCACCGTAAGGTTTTTGTTGGTTTGCACCACCATTGACCATTAGTCGACGTTCAGCAGAACCCGGGTCCATACCACTTGCACTAACAGGAGGTCTGATTGGGGCGATAGCATTAACTAAGGCTGAACCTGCCATCATCAAACCCATTGTAACAGCTGCGTTTGTAATCGCAAGACTTGTTGTGACAGTAGCACCCATCGTAGTTGCGGCGGCGGCAGCAGAGGTATAGCCTGTTAATTGTCCAGCAAGCATTGGTGCATAATAGGCAATTGCCATTATAGCAATCATTCTAACAGCAGACTTACCGGGAACAGCTCTATATTCAACAGTGTCAGTTTCTTTGAGAATTGTAGCTTCCCAATTAGCTTCATCAATAACTCTACCGTTTAAAAGAACAGCTACTTTAGATTTTAGCTCAGGTGCAATATTATATTCTTTATTCAAACCTTCAACTAACTGTTTTAGATTAGTTCCGGGTGGAATTGGAATTGTATAGCGTTCGGTTCTTAAAGGATGTGGAACTGCGTTTAGAATTGCACTTTTCTTTTCAGAATATTTAAAGTGACCGACAATTCTTTTATTCCACTTTGCACTATCAAAAGATTCAATTGCACTATCTTGACCTTCACGAGCATGTAGAAAGTGCGTAGCACTAACAGCAATACCTACGTGAGATTCAAAACCTAGGACTCGAAAAACAACGATAGAACCTTCTGTTGGTTTATCTAATTCTTCCCAACCTTCTTTATACTGCGCAATCAATTCTTGCATGCGAACAGTATCATCAGCTTCATATTCTGAAGTAAAACTAGGTAGGTCGATGTTGTACTCATTCTTATAAATAAGACGAGCTAATCCCCAACAGTCGATACCATCTGTATCTCTGCCTTTGTCTTTGAATTTAATACCTACATATTTATTTACTTGCATAATTACCTTTAAAACATACCCGGAAAATATCGAGGTGTAAATGAATGCATTGGAAATGGTTCCCGTTCATAATCAACCATTGCTAAATCAGCATTCACTGTATCTGAATTGTATGTGAAATTACTGATATAGAAATCTGAAAAAGATACTTCAACCACATCCGGACTCTTACTCAGCACCAATTCGAGTTTAATTCGAGGTGGACCTACAATAGTTCTAATGATAGGTGTTAAGTATCTTGTCACATCATGCATTACAATCGAGCATCTTGGAGCTTGTGCTTCATCTTCAGATGGTAGGCTAATCTCCATTGGAAGAAATGTATAGTCATTACCATTGCTGGTAACACCATAAAATACTTCGTCTGCAGTTTCAGAGATTCTCTTAGTATAACCATCTGCTAATCTGAAAATTACTTCACTTTCATTTTCTGGATTATAGATGGTTAACAAGATTATCAAATCATCATCCGAATCAGGAGAGAACACAGCCTTCAGTGCATTCGGAGACATTGATGTTAAACGACTCAAGGTAGTACCTCCAGTTGCATTGATACTTGCCAGAACTCTGGAAGTAAATATGATAAGCTAAATAGAGCACCGTCATTTTGAGGAATGATCCTAACTTCTACAGTTTGTAGCGTTCTAGGATGCGTAAAATCAAACCGTGCTGTAGCATTCAGGGTATCCTGTGTAAACACTCTCAATGTTTCAACTTGAGTACTAGACATGTCAAATTGTAGACTGAGAGTATCAGGACGTTTACCTCTTCTACGCATCTTCGCAGGGCCAGCATCAGTTTGCGTTCTAAGGATAAGTGCTCCAGATGTTTCTGAATAATTAACCAAAGGTTTTTGCGGTAAAGTTGGAGGCCATACATAAGATGCCATAATTATCTCCTAATTAATTGAGGTTGTAAACCAAACGTAGATTTAATTGATTTTTGTGATGCACTACCATTACGTGCAATTTCACCAGCAGTCATATCACCAATAACAACTTCGATTTTACGATTACCTTTTGAATCGGTAGTTTCTTGTGTGGTAGCTTGTGCGTTGCTATTGTTAATAACTTGCACAGAAACATTACCACCAGAACTACCGGATGCTACTACACCTAGAGAGCCGTCAGAACCTCTACGAAGAGGCATGATAGCTTCAGGACCAGCTTCACCCATTAGACCTGTACCTTTGGCAAACTTGAATAGTGTAGGCTCAGATACAATACTGTTTGTAAAAGTACCACCATTAGCAAATGCTTGGATACCGTTTGATGAAAACACGTTACCATTTGCAGATGGTACAGGAGTACCTGTAAACATTGACATGATGCCACCAAAACCACCCATGCTTTTATACATGTTACTCATTGTCATCTGCATTTCAAGTCTTACTAGACCAAGTAACATTGACTCGACCATTTCTCCGAATGATGTTTTACCTGTTAGTGCAAAATCTACAAGAGCATCACCCATGCCTTTGAATAAACCTTCCATTGCATTAGCATATGCTTCATTGCGTCTGTAACCGTCGCTCAACAGATACTGTTCTCTATCATAAACTTCTTTAGCAAGTGCTTTCTTTGCGTTAGCTTGTTCCACATACATCAACCATTCTTCAACAGAGGTTTCTTCTGTTGCAATAGAAATTTGCTTTTCGTATTCAGCATCGGCAGTTGCAATCTTTTTTC